ATGGCGGTGCAGAAATTAATTTTGATCCAAGGTCCGTGAATCAAGAACAAACGGAAAATCATTTTGACAACTTGGCTGAACTTCTACCCGATGATGTTCTCGATCCCTTAGGCAATTTACTTTATACGAATTATCAAGACTACAAAACATCCAGACGAGATTGGGAACAATCCTATACATCAGGATTAGACCTTTTAGGATTTAAATACGAAACACGAACTGAACCCTTTAGAGGAGCATCAGGGACCACGCACCCTGTCATGGCAGAAGCGGTTACTCAATTTCAAGCCCAAGCTTACAAAGAACTTTTACCTAGCGAAGGACCTGTTCGTACACAGATTTTAGGAATGCCTGATCGGAATAAAGAAGATCAAGCGAATCGAGTTAAAGATTTTATGAACTATCAGATTATGAATGTCATGAAAGAATATGACCCAGAATTTGATCAAATGTTATTTTACCTACCCTTATCAGGTTCCGCATTTAAAAAAGTTTATTATGACGATTTGTTGGGACGAGCTGTATCTAAGTTCGTACCCGCTGACGACTTAGTGGTTCCGTACTCCGCTACCTCATTAGAGGATACGGAAGCCATTATGCATATCGTAAGAATGTCTGAAAATGATTTAAGAAAACAACAGGTCGGAGGATTTTATAGAGACATTGAAATACGACCAGGATTTTTTCAAGAATCAGAACTTCAGAAAAAAGAAAAGGAATTAGAAGGAGTTTCTAAAGGCAAGAACGAAGAAGTTTTTACCCTTATCGAATGTCATGTTAATTTAGATCTAGATGGATTTGAAGAAACAGGTCCTTCAGGAGAACCGACTGGCATTAAGCTGCCTTACATTGTAACGATTGAAGAAGGCACAAGAAAAGTTTTATCCATTCGAAGAAATTTCGAACCCTCAGATGAGAATAAGAAAAAAATTCAATACTTCGTTCATTTCAAATTTCTACCAGGACTAGGCTTCTATGGCTTTGGTCTAATACATATGATTGGTGGATTGAGCAGAACGGCAACGTCTGCTCTTCGTCAATTATTAGATGCGGGTACGCTCTCCAATCTACCCGCAGGATTTAAAATGCGCGGCATTAAGATGAGAGATGAAGCTCAGGCTATACAGCCAGGCGAATTCAGAGATGTCGATGCACCAGGAGGAAACTTAAAAGATGCGTTTATGATGCTTCCGTTTAAGGAACCTTCAGCAACGTTACTTCAACTTTTAACAATAGTAGTGTCTTCTGGACAGCGATTTGCATCGATTGCCGATATGCAGGTGGGCGATGGTAATCAGCAGGCGGCGGTTGGAACAACCGTGGCTTTACTCGAAAGAGGATCAAGGGTGATGTCGTCTATTCATAAAAGACTGTATGCAGCTTTGAAAGTTGAGTTTCAGCTTTTAGCAAAAATTTTTAAAACGTATTTACCACCGGTCTATCCTTACGATGTTGTAGGAGGACAAAAACAAATTAAACAGACTGATTTTGATGATAGAGTCGATATCATTCCTGTAGCGGATCCTAATATCTTCTCACAAACGCAAAGAATTTCTATTGCACAAACAGAATTACAACTGGCACAATCCAATCCAGGGCTTCACAATTTATACAAGGCCTATCGGGACATGTATCAGGCTCTAGGGGTAAAAAATATTGATCAAATTTTACCACCACCGCCTCCTCCACAACCGAAAGATCCTGCTTTAGAGCATATTGACGCTTTATCAGGAAAACCGTATCAAGCCTTTAAGGGACAAGATCATAGAGCTCATATTACGTCGCATTTGAATTTTATGTCGACAACGATGGCAAAAAATAATCCATCAATCATTGGAAGTTTGGAAAAAAATATTTTTGAACACATTTCCTTAATGGCAAATGAACAAGTTGAAATAGAATTTCCAGAACAATTACAACAAATGCAATTAATGCAGCAAAATCCTCAAATGATGCAAGATCCAAAGGCTCAACAACAAATGCAACAAGTGATGTTGCAAATTGAATCAAGAAAAGCTAAACTCATTGCTGAAATGATGGAAGAATTTATGATCGAAGAGAAGAAAATTATCTCTCAATTTGACAATGACCCAATTGCTAGACTTAGATCAAGAGAATTAGACCTTAAAGCGATGGAGGATCATAGAAAAGGTCAAGAGAGCCAAGATCGTCTTAACTTAGATCGTATGAAAGCGATGATGAATCAAAGTACGCAACAAGAAAAGATAGAACAGAACGAAGAATTGGCTGAATTGAGAGCAGAAACGTCTTTAGAGAAACAAGAAATGGCAAATCAGGCTCGAAAAGAACTTGCTCGGATGAAACCGAGAGGAAATTAAGGAGGAAACATGGCTTGGAAAGGGTACGCACCACTAAAAGCAAAAACGATTAAAACTCCAAGGGTTGATGACAAAAAACCTAAGGATAAAAATCCTGTTAAAGGACATCGTGCTGCAAAACCACAAAAACCCGTAACTTGGACATAAGATGGCCTGGTTTGGATTAGCAAAAATAGCATTACAAGCTGGAAGTAAGCTGTACACAAATAGGCAACGTACGAAAATGGCGATGTCTGATGCACGGCTTATGCATGCAGAAAAAATGGCCCGAGGTGAGGAATCTTACCAGGGCAAACTTTTAGAAGCCCGGCAAAACGACTACAAGGACGAAATCGTTTTGGCGATATTAACGCTCCCGATAATTGTGCTCGCTTGGTCGGTGTGGACAGAGGATCCGGAAGCTATGAAGAAGATAGAGATCTTTTTCGAGTACTTCTCAAATTTGCCAAAATGGTTTACAAATTTGTGGATTTTGGTCGTAGCGAGCGTATTTGGAATTAAGGGAACTCAGATCTTCAGGAATGGTGGTAAAAAATAGTGACTAGTAAATGGACTGAAAAATTTAGAGATCTCGGAAAAAGGGGAGGAAAAACTAAAGATTTTAAAGATCTATATTTTAAAATGAAATCTAAAGCCGTTCCTATTGATCCTTTAAAATATTTAACAATACAAGACATGATGATGAGTGGAGCTACACAAAGCGAACTTAAAAAAGGTGGGCTTGTAAGAAAGGGCAAACCTAGATTAACTAAGAAAGGATGGAAATAATGGACCCTTTAGTTATTGTTGCTAAGTTACAAAAAATTTTAAGAGACAATCTTCAACGCATTGGTGACACTATGATTAGTGGAGGTATTGACAATATGGAAAAATATCAATATATGTTAGGACAAGCACGTACATACCAGTACATGCTACAGGAAATCTCTAACCTGCTTAAAGAGAAGGAGCAAAAAGATGAACAAGGAAACATTATCAACATCACAGGAAAGCCCAAAACATAAGTTCGCCTTAGAAGAAAAATACAAAGAAGAAACAGGAAAATTACCAAAACCAACAGGTTGGCGTATTTTAGTTCTACCTTTTAAAATGAAGGAAAAAACTAAAGGGGGAATTTTAATGGGGCAAGAAACTTTAGAAAGACAACAACTTGCAGCTCAATGCGCTAATGTTTTAGCTGTGGGTCCTGATGCTTATAAAGATAGAGATAGATATCCACAAGGTCCGTGGTGCAAAGTGGGGGATTGGATAATCTTTGCACGTTATGCAGGATCAAGGATAAGAATAGAAGGTGGGGAAGTTCGTCTATTAAATGATGACGAAATTTTAGCAACCATCAAGAATCCAGAGGATCTCTTGCATGAATTTTAACCATAGGAGGAACTATGCCAGATAAAGAAAAAAAATCTGAAATAAAAGAAGAAAAAAAGGAAAATATGGTGGATATTGATACTTCAGGACCGGGAGCCGAAGTTGATCTACCAGAAGATAAGACTAAAGAAGATAAACCAGAAATAGAGGTACAAGATGAAAAAACTACTGAAGACAGTTCTAAGCCCGATGACGCAGTTGAGAAATCTGACGAGCAGTTGGATGTTCGAGATAGCAAGGACGATCAAGAACCAGTACAAGAGAAAAAGGAAGAAGTAAAAAAAGAAAAAGAACTCGAAGAGTATAGCGAAGGCGTTAAAAGACGTATTGCTAAACTTACGAAAAAAATGCGTGAAGCGGAAAGACAAAGAGAAGCTGCTTTAACGTATGCTAAAAAAGTTCAGGAAGAACAGACTTTTTTAAAAGATCGATTGACTAAATTAGACACGGGATTTGTGTCTGAAATGGAGGGTCGAATCAACTCTAGTTTAGATGCAGCACAAACGAAACTTCGTACTGCTAGAGAAGCTGGGGATATTGAGGCTGAAGTTAAGGCTCAAAAAGACATTGCACGTTTGGGTTATGAAGAAGCAAGATTAGCTGAAATCAAATCTAAACAGGTAGTAAGAGGTAAGGAAGACAGTAGGGAAGTTAAACAACAAACAATTACTCAACAAGAGCAACCATTACCAGCACCCGATCCAAAAGCAGAAGAATGGGCAAGTAAAAACACTTGGTTTGGCACAGATAATGCCATGACCTATACGGCTTTTGATCTACATAAGAAACTGGTAGAGGAAGAAGGGTATGATCCAAAAAGTGAGGAATATTATTCTGAAATTAATAAAAGAATAAGAGTTGCATTCCCGCAGAAATTTGGTAATACTAGTACACAAGAAACGATTAAACCTGTGCAGAACGTAGCTTCGGCTAAAAGAAGCAACAGGGGATCTAGTCGCAAAACTGTGAAACTCACATCATCACAAGTAGCAATTGCTAAAAAATTAGGTGTGCCACTTGAAGAGTATGCGAAACATTTAAACGTGAAGGAATAAGCATATGAAAAAAGAAGATAAAAAAACTCCACACGCGTCCATCACTAGAGAAAAAACTTCTAGAAAAAAAGAATGGACTCAACCCTCATCTCTAGATGCACCCCCTGCACCCGATGGGTACAGACATAAGTGGATAAGAGCAGAAACTATGGGCTTTGACGATACAAAGAACATGGCTGCTAAAATTAGATCAGGATACGAGCTCGTAAGAGCTGATGAATATCCAGGATTTGAATATCCAACTATGACTGAAGGAAAATACAAGGGGATCATTGGAGTTGGCGGCCTTTTGCTGGCAAGGATACCAGAAGAGATCGCAAAATCTCGTGCTGAATTTTTCAATAGAATGACTCAGGACGCAGACGACGCAGTACAAAACGATCTTTTGAAGGAACAGCACCCAAGTATGCCGATCGACAGTGATCGACAGACTCGTGTAACCTTCGGTGGTAACAAGAAGA